AACTATGTTGTATAGTGTGGGATAGTGTAGCTGGCACATCTACTGATGTTGAGTTACAAAACGAATACGGTGAATCTACGATTGGAATGCACGCTCGTATGATCGGTCAAGGTCTTAGAAAGTCTATTCGTTTTATTGGTCAACAAAGAGTTGCTCTTGTGTTTCTAAATCAAGTGAGACAAAAGATTGGTGTATTCTTTGGTGACGATACAACAACGCCAGGCGGTAAAGCTATTCCATTCTTTTCTTCAGTTCGTATGAAGTTGTACAGTGGTGGTAAGGTCAAAGCTGGTAAAGATGTTATTGGTGTCGGTATCAAACCAAAACTCATCAAGAACAGGATGGGGCCGCCTCACCGTGAAGCAGAATTGAAGATGTATTTCACAAAAGGTTTGATAGATGAAGAAAGTTGGTTAGACATACTTCTGAAGGCTGGCCATGCTGAAAAGATTTCACAACAAAAATCATCTATTACTAATAAGGATACGGGTGAAGTATACGAGTTCCAAAATCGTAAGTTCGTAGAATGGATTCGTAAACCAGAAAGTAGTGAAGCCCATACTTATTGTAAAGCTCTTGTGAAGAAGTCTCTTGTCATTGAACAAGACCCCGACAAGAGAGAAGAAGAAATAACCACCGAAGAATTACAACCAGAAGAAGAAATCTAATGGTCGCAAGGCTTACAACAGAAGAATTGAAAGAACAGATTACTGAAAAGGCAACATCTTCTAACAAAGGTCTTTTGTTTATTCTGATTGCTTGTTTATCAATTTTTGTAGGCTTTGGTGCTTTGGTTGTCGGCATTTCATGGATATTTGCTTATCTATGGAATGTCGGCATCGCGCCACTTGGAGTACCTACCATAACTTGGTGGCAGTGGACAATCATCTGGTTCTTCATACTTTCCATAAAAAATATCTTCAAAAAAGATTCCTAAAAATGATTTTAAATTTTTTTGATTGATAGTCATTTTTCCAAAAAATTCTAGTTTATATTTATTCTACCAAAGGTTAAAATGAATAGTGCAGTACAAGAAGTTACGAAACATAAATGGTTTCGTATTGCTCGTAATGAGTGCTTGAAAAGTATGCATCATACTAGGTTTGGTACAGTTTTAATTCTTAAAAATGGTAAGACTTTCGTAGGGTGTAATAAAGATAAAAGTCACCCTATGCTTAGAAAACATTATGACTTTTTCGCACACAGTATCCATGCTGAGTTAGATGTTCTTTTAAAGGTAAACCCCTACCGATACGAGGACAATCTGCAAGGGTCAACAATGTATGTCTACCGTGAGGATAGAAACGGTTTACTCAAACCAGCACACCCATGTAAGTCTTGTTATAAGATAATGAAAGACTACGGTGTCAAAAAGTGCTACTACACTACATCTAATGGTTTTAACTTTACCCTATTATAAGGAGCAACAAGTGTCCGATAAGCCTGTATTGTTGATTGATTTACTCAATCTTTATTGTCGTTGTTTTTCATCAATACCATTGACCAATGATGATGGTGAACACGTAGGTGGTTTTTATGGAAGTCTAAATGCACTTCAAAGTTACATCAACAAGTTTTCACCAAGTGAGTGTATAATCGCTTGGGAAGGTGCTGGCTCCTCTCAGAAACGAAGAAAGAAGTTACAGGACTACAAGAGTGGTCGTAAAATGGTTGGGATGAGAAGGGGGTTTGAGACATCAGACGAGACAGAGAAGGAAGCGTTTGCCAGACAACTTGGTGCTCTGAAAGAAGCTATGGAGTTTCTACCATTGAAACAAGTAGCGGTTCAATACTTAGAAGCTGATGATGTTATTGCTTATATGTGTAAGAACACCATCAGAGATCGTAAGAAGATTATTGTTAGCACTGATAGAGATTATCTACAACTGGTAGACGAGAATACTAGTGTATTTAGACCAGTAAAAACAAAGACCAACAAACAAGGTGAGTTTATCGACTTAGAGTGGATGCATCAAAAAGAAAACATTCACCCACCGAACTATGCCTTACTTAAAGCCGTTGTTGGTGACAAGAGTGACAACATACAAGGTGTGAAAGGTATCGGTGAAAAAACAGCCCGTAATCAAATACATCTTCTGTGGGACAATGACAAAAGTTATGATGCAGGCGATTTTATAGATTGGGCAAAAGGTCGTAGTGAAAAGAAGTATCAAAAGTATGTTGAGAATGAAAAGTTGATTAAGTTGAACTATAGTGTTGTGCAGTTACAAGAGTTGGAAATCTCTATGACAGCAATCAATGCTATAGATAATTCTTACAAAAGAGATACACCCAAGTTTAATTCTTACAAGTTTCGTATTAACCTACTAAACGAAAATGTAAGTCCATCAAACTTGGACAATTGGGTAGCATCTTTTTCCATCTTGAAAAACTAAGGAGATATTTAGGTGTCTAATAATACTGATACATTTGAGTCTTTTGGAATCGGTTTTCAGAACTGTGTATTGCAAGGTCTTATCACTGACCGTGTTTTCTTTGAGAAGTCATTTGAAACATTGAAGGATGATTACTTTACTAGTGACGCTCACAAAACACTATGGACAGAGATAAGAAAGTTATTCAACAAGTACAACACTCCACCATCATATGAAACAGTAAAGGTGGAAATATCAACAATGCCTGATGGAGCATTGAAAGAAGACACTATTGAAGTGTTACTTGACATTCAGACAAGAGTTAATCGTCAAGAGATAGAATATGCTAAGGACAAGTCAATAGAGTTTTGTAAGAACATGAGTATGAAACAGGCTATCCTAAAGTCTGTTGATCTTCTTAAGGAAGGTCGTTATGAAGAAATCCAAAGTACAATAGAAAATAGTTTGAAGATAAATACCGAACAAGATTTAGGTCAAGACTTCTTTGATAGTTTTGAATCACGCCGTCAAGTTCACACAAGGAAGAGTATACCTACTGGTTTTCCCTTGTTAGACCAAGAGAACATTTTAGATGGTGGATTGGCTGCTGGTGAGTTGGGTGTCGTGATGGCACCAACAGGTGGTGGTAAGAGTTTTATGTTAGTCAACTTTGGTTATGGTGCTTTGGCTGCCGGTAAGAATGTTGTTCACTACACGTTTGAACTTTCTGAATCACACGTTGGTAATCGTTATGATAGTCGTATCACTGGTATCCCAACTAAAGAACTTATCTCAAGACAATCAGAAGCCGCTAATCAGATGCAAAGATTCTCTGGTGGTAAATTGTTTATTAAAGAGTATCCACCAAAGGTTGCCACTATCAATACAATCAAGTTTCACATTGGTCGTTTGATTTCTAATGACATTGAGCCAGACCTTATCATTATTGACTATGGTGATTTGATGAAGTCACGTAGAGGTTATGAACAAAAGAGATTTGAATTGGAGAGTATCTTTGAAGACCTTAGAGCTTTGTCTATGGAAATCAAGAAGCCTATTTGGACAGCTACACAAAGTAATCGTGAAGGTTTCAACGATGACGTTATTACCATTGATAAGGTTGGTGAAGCAATCAACAAGGCACACGTAGTTGATTTCTTTGGAACATTCTCACAACGTAAGTTTCACATTGGTAAGAATCGTATGGGACAAGCCAACGTCAACTTCAACATTGACATGAAGCCTGACAGAAGTTTCATTGACCTAAACGAAAATGTACCAACAGGTTTTACGACAACCGATAAACTTAGTAATCTATTGAATGGTACTAACGAGAACAAGATCGGTTCACTTTACAGAACATATAAGGACGGGGTAAATGGATAGGTTTACGATAACAAGAACACACCGATGGGGTAACGCTGATATAAACATCAGAAATGTTTACTCCACATCACGGTCAAAATCAAAACGAGATGATGTAATTAGAATGGCAAATGAAATGATAGAGAGAGAAAGACTTCACACTAATGAAGAAGTTGAGTATGAAGTTTTGTTGGCATACGACAACGGTAATACAGAGTTTATACACCGTGTTGAAAAGATTGGAGAAAAAAGTAAGTAATGCCAACCTATGATTTTATATGTGAGAGTTGTGATGAAATCTTTGAGATACAGACATCTATCAGAGATTACGACAAATACAACAAACAAGTTTGCCCAAAGTGTAAATCAACAAAAAATGTAAGAAGACATTACACAGCGCCTGGCATCAAGTTTGGTGCAGGTTTTTTTAAGGACGGTTATCAATCAGCTAAGAATGTACAACAATCAAATGACGGAGACTAACATTGGACATAACTCAACAAATACTATCTGAGATTACTGTGCATATGAAGTATGCTCGGTATATTCCAGACAAACAAAGAAGGGAAACGTGGGAAGAATTAATCACTCGTAATAAGGAAATGCACGTAAGTAATTTTCCTAAACTCAAGTCTAATATAGAAAAGGCTTACGAGTATGTATACAATAAACAGGTCTTACCGTCTATGAGGTCGTTGCAGTTTGCTGGTGCAGCAATTTCTCAAACACCTACAAGAATCTATAATTGTGCCTATTTACCAGTTGATGACTACAGAGCGTTTAGTGAAATAATGTTTTTGCTATTAGGTGGAACAGGTGTCGGTTATTCTGTTCAAAAGCATCACGTAGAAAAACTACCATCTATTACAGTACCTACAAAGAAACGCAGATACTTAGTCGGTGATAGTATTGAAGGTTGGGCAGATTGTATAAAGATGTTGATGAAGGCCTACTTTCTTGGGAAACCAAAACCCGATTTTGATTTTAGTGGAGTTAGACCAAAAGGTGCTCTACTAGTAACAAGTGGTGGCAAAGCGCCAGGGCCAGAACCACTTAGAGATTGTGTTCATAACATTACCAGAATTTTTAATAGAAAACAAAACGGTGATCAACTCACCACATTAGAAGTACATGACATTATTTGTTGGATTGCAGATGCCGTGTTGTCTGGTGGTATTCGTAGAAGTGCTACTATCAGTTTGTTCTCTCTTGACGATAAAGAGATGTTACAATCTAAGTTTGGTAACTGGTGGGAAACAGAACCACAAAGAGCAAGAGCAAATAACTCTGCCGTAGTCGTAAGACATAGAGTAAAAGAAAGTGACTTCTTTGACATTTGGGAAAAGGTAAAGGCCAGTGGAGCTGGAGAGCCAGGCATTTATTTTACTAACGACCAAGATTGGGGAACTAACCCTTGTGCTGAAATTGCTTTAAGACCTTTTCAGTTTTGTAACCTTTGTGAGATAAATGTAAGTGATGTAGAGACACAAGAAGAATTGAATAACAGAGTTTCTGCTGCTTCTTTGATAGGAACACTACAGGCCGCTTATACAAACT